CGACAAATGTTACGACTGTAGATGTGCTGAACACTGAAATTACAGAAGGCAAGCGCTACCTAGGCGTGTATGTAACCAAGGTTGATACAGCTTCTTCTATTAGTGCAATCAACGTACAAGGCAACGACCGCTACCAAGGTTAATAGTCGCGATTCGCGCGATCGGGGGATAGTCGACGGATGATAAGGGGAAGCCTGTATCCCCTTCCCCCGATTTTTTACAGGTACACACAAACACAGGAGCGTGTGAAAAATGATGGATCAACTTTTTGAGCAAGCAAATAAGCAAGTAACTGAGCAATTAACGGACAAGCCAAAACAGATCAAGATCATGATTGGAATTCCAATGTCGCGTCCAGTCGAGTTTCGCGTATTCGAATCATTCGTCAAAATGGCGAATCAGCGCGGACACCATGAGTACATGTTCTGCATGACGCAAAATTCGCTAGTGCACGATGCGCGTGAATCCATTGTGGAGCAGTTTCTAAAATCAGAATGCGAAGCGTTAATGTTCATCGATTCGGATATGGTCTTTCATCCATTATCAATTTATTATCTAGAGCGGCATAAGTTGCCATTTGTTACAGCGAAAGCATTTAAGCGCGTACAGCCATATCAACCTTGTTTCTATTCCAAGATCGAAGAACAGCCGGATGGCAAATGTTATCTTGAGAGTCCGGTCGAATATGGCGAGGGACTTTTGCCAATCGATGGCGCAGGGATGGCTTGTTGTTTGATCCGTCGCGAAGTATTCGACAAGGTGCAGAAACCTTACTTTTTCCCTAGAGACGGATGGGGCGAGGACTTATCCTTTTGCTACAAATTGAAGCAAGCAGGGGTACCAATGTACGTCGACACAACAATGCAATTTGGGCATTTGGCGCAGGTTCCGATTTTTGAAGAAGACTTCAAAGAATACTACATGAAACACAAAGATGAACTGCGAACACTATATGTAGAGGATCGGGGCGATGGCTTATGAAGCGTATCTTACTAGGCGCGCCAGTTAGACAAGAACACCTCACATTTTATAAATATCTCAAGGCAATTCGTCAACTTGATACCCATGGGGTGAAGGTTGACTTATTTTTTATATTGCACAATTCGCCAAGATTAAAACGGTTCTTAAAACCTTCGCAGTATATCGAATTCACTAGCGAAAACGAGTATAGGCGAGACGAAGAAACGCACCACTGGACAGGCGAAAACTTAAAAGATGTTACCAAGATGAAAAATGCGTTGTTGCGGCACTGTATGGAAAATCGATACGATTATTTTTTCCTAGTCGATTCGGATTTGATTCTACAGCCACAGACTATTCAACGCCTTTTAAGCCACAAAAAAGAAATCGTCGCAGAAGTGTTTTGGACACAGTGGAAACCAGAATCAGACGAACAGCCAAACGCTTGGATGTTTGATTTTTATTCGTTCGCATATGATCGGCAGTATGAGCAATTTCGAAATCAGGGATTGCATCAAGTGGGAATGTCGGGGGCGTGCATTTTGATTAAGTCCGAAGTTATCCGCGCAGGTGTAAACTATTCGCCGATTTACAACGTTTCGCACAGTTTGTGGGAGGATCGGGCTTTTTGCATTCGGGCGGCGGTGCATGGGTACAAGATTTGGCTAGACACAACGTGCCCACCGGAACATTTATACAGACAAAAGCCAATAGCGCCAAGCAATAACAAGGCGAAGCAATCACATTTAAGGAAGTAGGCGGAAGGTCATGACAAGAAATAGTATTGAATCGAGATCATTCGCACGAAAAACAATTGAGTATGAGCATGCTAGAATTCACGAAGGTTACGGATTCGATTGCGATATTGAGTTTACCTTATCAACCACAGTACCGAAGTATTATCACATACGCACTGGAGCGGACGAGATCCACTTAAAAGATATTGTAATAACGACAAACAAACCCGAAGTGAAGCTGTATTTGTACACAAATCCAACGGTTGCATTAAACGGAAGCCCGACACAAGAGACAATTTACAATTCCGACGAAGACAGCAACAACGTTTCATCAATGCGAATTTACAATAACAGTACAGTCACTGCGGACGGTACAAAACGTAAAGTTTATTATTTATCCGGATCAACAGGTGTCGGTCATTCATCTGCCGGAGAGGCTTCAGCATATGGAGCATGGGAAATCATTTTGCTACCTAATACAGACTATTTAATCAAGATCATTCGCATAGTATCGGATGGCGACACAACTGGAGTATTTAAGTTGCGGTTTTATGAAGAAGACGAAACGCCAATTTAGGAGGTGATTTTATGACGTTTTGGCGGTGGGAATCAGACCAGATTTACAGAAGCAAAACGCCGGATCAATCAATCACGATTAATTCGGCAGAACCGACAAATGAAATTTTAGATTTAACATTAACTAAAAATTACTTAAAAGTTGATGTGAGCACCGATGATGATTTGATTAATTTAATTATTAAATCCGTTAGAAAGCAGATTGAGAACGAATTAGGCGGAGTGCTAATTGTTAAAAGGTCAGTTACTCAAAAGCAAACAGGCGGACTAGAACAAATAGAACTATTGCGTCAGCCAGTCAATTCGATTACAAGCATTACTTACTATGAATCTTTTGATTCTACAGGAGAAATTTTATCGGCAAGTGATTATAGAATTATTGGCAATAAATTGATCCATCGCGATGGATACTGGAAGCAGGGGCGGAACGGTGACGGATATGTCATTGTGTTTAATGCCGGAATCGTTGACGACACCGAAGCGACAGCAGAAGCGGCGACACCTTCAATCAGACAAGCCGCATTACGTTTGGTGGCGTATTTGTATGAGAATCGCGAAGAATTCGCCACAACGATTGGCGAAGGTGGATTTTCGATATCTTATAATACTATCGTAGGCAATGCTGAATTAAAAAGTTTGTTGGCGCCTTATATGGTATCGAGGGCGGTGTTCTAGATGCTCACTCATTTAAGACAACGAATACAGATTCAAACACTTACAACGACTGCCGCAGGCGGTGGATGCTATGAAGAAACATGGACAACAACCGCAACACGTTGGGCAAACGTCCAGATTCAACGAGCCGCCGAAGAATTCAGCTATGGCAAAGATCAACAAGCGAACACATATCGGATCATCATGCGTTCCGAAGCGTTCACGAATAAAAATCGGTTCTTATTTAATGGGCTAGTGCTGACAATCGAGAGCGTTAGCGATCCGACAAGTGCAGGGCGAATGATGCAGGTTATTGCGAGGAGTGAGGTTGCATGAGTGTACATGTAAACTTATCCGGCACAAATAAGTTAATGTATCAGATTCAGCAATTGCGCGAAGATTTTCCCGACGAAGTAAAAGCGATGTATTTAGAGGTTGCACTTGTCGATATTGAAACCTATGCAAAAAACGAAACAGATATTCCGGTTGATACAGGAAGGCTTCGGGCATCCATTCACACGAAGTACAATATAAAGCCGAATCCAAAAACAAAACGGACAAGGCAAAAGTTGATGGAGGCGGCAGTAAAAGCCGAAGAAGGATTCCCAGAATCGCGCCGAAGCTATTATTACACCGTAACAGAAGGCGAAGGGGAATCACGAAAAGAAAAAACGTATGACGGTACGCTATCTGCAAATCCTGACGAATGGAATATCTATGTCGGGACAAATGTGGAATACGCAAAAAAGATTAACCGTCAAGGTGGCGGTGGACCGAATAGCAACCGAACTGATGAATCTGGTATGAAGTTTCCAAAAGGAAAAGGTCAACACTTTTGGGACAAAGCAGTGGACAATGGTAGGGAAAACCTTCGCAAAGAAATGGGCTTGCTATATAAGCGAATTCAAGATTTACTGAAAAAGAGCAAGAATGGCGGTGGTAAGCCATGAGCGCACAATGGGAATGTCAAAAAGCAATTTACACGCAACTAGCAACTGATTCTAGTTTAATGACAAAAATTGGTTCACGATTGTATGACGAACCGCCAACAAACGAGACTTTTCCATACGTCACAATCGGTAGTATGTCGGAAAATAGATACAACAAATTGCTTTCAAAAGGTTTCGAAGTCCGAGCGCGAATTGACGTTTACACAAAAAGTGGTCGGTTGGGTTATAAACCTGCCAAAGAAATTCAAGTTGAGATTGACAGACTTTTGAATCAGGTTCGCATGAATTTAACAGGCTATAATATGGTACAATGTTTTCTAGAAAGCGCTGATACCGAACGTGATGAAGACAAAAGAATCATCTCATCACGTTATGTAATTTGGGTTGAATCGGTAGAATCCATCGGGCTATTCCCGAACAGCTTCATTTTCCCGAGTTTATCTTTATATCCCACATTTGAATAATAGGAGGAGTTAAAAATGGCAACTTTTGCACAAGGCGCAGTCTTGAAGTTAGGCACTACAACAATTTCCGAGGTAACTTCTATCAGTAGTCCAAACTTATCTGCTGACACAATTGACGTTACTACTCATGGTAGCACAGGACGTTACCGCGAGTTTATCCAAGGTTTGCGCGATGGTGGCGAGATCACAATCGAGGGAATGTACAATACTTCGAGTAGCGCAACAATCGTATCCCAAATTAACACAACGAGTGCAGTTACAGCAACAGTAGACCTGCCAACAAGCCCAAGCGTTACACGTTTTACTGCTTCAGTGATTTGTACAGCATTCAGCGCAGAAGCGCCAGTTGATGGGGCAATCAGTTATTCCGCAACATTTAAGGTTAGCGGTCAGCCAGCCATCGGCACAATTTAATTTTAAGGAGTTATAACCATGCGAAAAAATATCTCGATCACGTTGGACAGGGAACGACAATTGAGATTAGACCTTAACGCCATGAGCACATTCGAGGATATCACAGGCAAATCCTTGTTTACCATTGGCGAAGCATTACAAGAAGCGCGGAACGTTCGAGCATTATTGTATGCGGCACTAAAAAGCGCAGGCGAAGATATCACTTTAGATCAAGTCGGCGAAAATATCGGAATGCACAATTTTGCGATTGTGTCCGAAACAATTGGCAAGCTAATGACAGCAAGTTATGGAAAACCTTCAGACGAAAATGACGAGGGAAAAAAGTAGCACCGCCGGATTGGTTGGAGTTATGGTCAATTGGTATTTATGATTTACGATTGACTGAAGATCAATTTTGGCGGTTAACGCTTGAAGAATTCAATAGTTTGTGCCATCGGCACAAGGAAAAACAACGCGCCGAGTTATTCAATTCGGCGCTTATTTGTTCTGTAATTGCAAATGTAAATCGCGGAAAAGGGAAAGCCTATACTCCATTGGATTTTATGCCAAAGGAGAAAAAGAAGCCGAAGCCAATGAGTATAAACGAAATGGTAGATTTGCTGAAACAGGTTACACTCGCACATGGGGGTGAGGTCAATTGTTGAATGAATTGATTGTAAAAGTCGGGGCAGATATTAAAGACTTTTTAACTAAAATGAAAACGTTGGAAAGCAATTTGCAAGATGTATCTGATTCGTTCCAAGCCATTGGCGAGAATATGACAACGTTCGTTACACTGCCAATGGTTGCGGCAGGGGCGGCTTCGGTCAAACTTGCTTCTGATATGGGCGAGACTCTAAATAAGGTCAATGTCGCATTTGGTGATTCAGCCAAAGAAGTTTTGAAGTGGTCGGAAACTTCGGTTGAACAAATGGGATTAGCGGCAGGTACAGCGCTTGACGCGGCGGCGCTATTTGGAGATATGGGGACGTCTATGGGATTTGCCAAAGACGATGCCGCAGGTATGGCGATGAGCCTAACACAATTAGGTGCTGATTTGGCTTCATTCAAAAATATCCCGATTGAGCAAGCGATGCAAGCGTTAAATGGTGTTTTCACAGGTGAAACGGAATCATTAAAAATGTTAGGCGTTGTTATGACACAAACACAGCTACAGGCGTTTGCGTTAACGCAGGGAATCACAAAGAAAGTAGAAAAGATGACAGAAGCAGAAGCGGTAGCACTTCGTTATGCGTTTGTCATGGATCGCACCAAGAACGCTCAAGGTGACTTTGCTAGAACGTCCGAAGGTTCAGCCAATCAGATGCGTATGTTTATGGAATCCTTAAAAGAACTAGGAGTGCAATTCGGCAATATCATTTTGCCAACTTTTACAGAATTTATAACGAAAATCAATGAAGTGTTAAAAGGAATGATGGACTTATCACCAGAAGTCAAAAAAGCGATCATCGTTTTTGGTGCAATCGCGGCGGTAGTCGGTCCACTTCTTCTAGTTTTGTCTGCGATGATTCCGGTTATTATCAATTTAACGACAGCAGCAGGCGCTATGATTTCGGCGTTGCAATTTTTGACTGCCGCGTCGACTTGGACAGCCGCAGTTAACGGATTGAATGCGGCACTTGCTAGTTTGCGTGTAACAATGTTGGCGGTAGCGGCAAATCCAATAACTGCATTAGTAGCGGCATTTGCGGCAGTTGTTTATGCAGGCGTTCAGATGTATGAGAACTGGGACAAGATCAGCAACAAGCTGAAATTCTTAGCGGTAACAGTTGGCGGCGTTGCAGGTCAATTGGCTACGCTTGGAGCATTTTTGGCAAAGAATTGGGATGGCGTTCAATTAGCATTTGAAATGATTGTCGAGAAAATTAAAAACAATTTTAGATATTTGTTGTTTGGTGTTAATCCAATTATCGCTATGCTTGTAAATGTCGGAATTGAACTTGCTAAAAAATGGGATGTTATAGCAAGTGCAGTTGGATATGCGTTTGAAAAAGCGAAAAAGTTTATAGAGAATGCTTCGAAATCAATAAACGGTTTTATTGAATCGATCAAAAAATATGCACAAGAGAATTTCGGCAGTGTAATCAAAATTGTCGAATCAGTCGGTGGAGTTTTCAGTGATGTATTCAATTGGATTCGTCAAAATGTTCCATTCGTAAATGAAGCCATTGATTCGATGAAGCAAACATTTTCCGATTTTAGCACCGAACTAGAGCGTAGAAGACAAGTAAAAGCGCTCGAAGAGTTGCACGAACAGACGCAAAAAAATGTCTGGATCAGCGACTATATGAACAAAAAGAATATAGAAACAACAAGAACAACATACGATGCAAATACAGCTATGCAGGATTTGCTTGCTTCGATCAATAGTCAAACAAGTGCATTAACAAATAACAATAAAGCCAAAGATGAAGCGACAAAAAAAGCAAAAGAATTGGCAGATGCACAACAAAAACTAATTGATGCAAGTCTAAAAACAACGAATGCACTTGGTGACGCGATAATAACAGCGCTAAAAAATCGATATGCACAAGAAGAGCAAGTACAAAAAGATTCACTAGCCAAACAGCAAGACCGAGCCAAAAGCAACTTTGATACATTTGTATCAGATGCAAAAACAGCAAATCAAAAAGTGCAAGATTCATTCCGAGAAATGGCAGACCGTAACATAGAGCAGATTCGCCGGACTTATGACGAGCAAATCGGGTTAATTGATTCATCGGCAAAAGAGCAATTGAATGATTTAAATGCGCAGGTTGATGCTATTAATAAGCAAACCGACGAAGAAGAAAAAGCAATTCGCGAAAAAGAATTTCAAAAGCAAAAAGCTGAAAAGATACGTTCGTTATCAACAGCGAAAAGCGAAGAAGAACGAATCGATATTTTAGATCAGTTGCAGGCGATGGACGCAAAACGCGAACGTGAAATGCTACTCGAAAAGCGTAAGGTACTTATTGATGATTTGCGGCAACGTCAAGAGTGGATTCGATTAGATGCGGAACGACAGCGCAAAGACAAAGAAGAGCAAATGAAACGCGAAATTGCGATTGAACAGGAACGCCTTGCAAATGATTTGCAAAGTCTGCAAACAAACTTTGAAAATAAAATTAAAACGCGTGAACAATTCCGAGCAAATGAAGAACAGTATTACAAAAACATGGAACAAGGCGTGCGCGATCATTACACCGAATTGAACAAAGAGGATAAATTGCAAGCCCAAGCGCGCGAATTGTTTTTAGATCAAAATAATCAAAATGTGATTAAATTGCTTGCAAGTTACAATCCGAAATGGCAAGAAGCAGGAACAACGTGGGCAGAAAAACTTTTGACTGGTATTAAATCCGTTGGAATTACAGATGCCATAAATTCAATAATGTCTAAGGTTTCAGCGGTTCAATCTGCTACAGCAAATCTTGTAAATCCTTCTCCTAGTTTTGCAGGGATTGGCGGTAGAATAGATCCATTCACAAATAATGCGATCATGAATCAATTGGGATCGCAAAACTTAAATGTATATCTGGATGGAAAAAGCGTTGCCGCAGGCGTTGCGCCGCATATCATTGACGCGACGAGAAAAGCAGTAAACACAAACAGATAAGGGGGTGACTTATTTGTCACTCTTTAGAATTTTAACCTATCGCACATTTGAGCCAACAGAAATAAGTGGCTTACAAGTTTGGCTAGACAATGAAACGCTAGGTGCTAATGGTTCTGCTATTAGCACTTGGTTGGATTCGTCCGGAAATGGAAATCATTTTATTCAGCCGGATGCGACGTATCAGCCTACAGTATTTATAGATGGTTCACGCAAGACAATGCGAACACAAGCAAATTCATTTTTGTTGTGTCCAACTGGTTTATCAATTTTGAACAATGTATCAGGCGCAACGATCTACATTGCCTATGATCCAGATCAAAACGGTAACACACTTGTCCATGTATCCGATGGTGTTAACACCTATTTGAATCCAAGGATGGCAACTAATAATCTAGGAGTGTATTTTGCCAGCCGAATGAAGCCGCTTGACGGTGGAACGTCTTATCAAGTGCTGTCGAATCAAACGGTAGATTTGTCTGCTTATGTCATACAAGGTACAAGTGCAGATTTTTCAAATTTGGATTTATATCAATATATTAACAGTTTTTTGGATAAACAATTTGTGCAATCAGGCGGAACAAACACAAGCAATACGGACAGTGCTGGAATTTTTCTAGGTGGTCGCGTTTTGGCACCACATGGCGTTTTTTATCCATCAACTTCAAGTTATCCGTATTCGCCGGACTTATCACAGGTAAAAATTTTAGAGGTTTTAATATTCGATAAGGTTCTATCTGCGCTTGAAAAATTCAACGTTGAACGATATTTAAGCATTAAACATGGGATAACGCTATCACAACTGGTTCCTTCATCTGGACTTTTGCCCGCAACAGATTTGTTTTTGCCATGGTAGGAGGTGTTCATGATGGCAATATATATTCCGGTCGATTTGACGAACTATTATAGACCGCAGACCTTGGAGATCGAGGACGAAATCAACGCAAGAAGCACAGCGAGATTTGGCTTAGTGGATGCAACAGGCGCACTCGATATTGTAGACGGTGTTCCGGTAGAAGTATTTGACTATTCGGGGGCGTTGATTTTTGGCGGCTTTGTTATGTATCCCAATCGGATCAATCCGATGCAGACAAATGCGATATTTTACGATGTGGAAGCAGTAGACCAACACCAAATCGCAGACCGCTACCTAGTCGCAGAGGCGTACACGAGCCAAACCTGCGGTTATATTGTCGCGGATTTGCTCACGAAGTATTTGGCAGTGGATGGCGTTACAGCCGGAACGATTCAGGCAGGTATCGTTATGGACGTTGCGAAATTCCCACGCGTTGGCACAGTCACCGAGACGATAGACCAATTAGCAGAGATTTGCGGATTCATTTGGTATATCGACTTCGACAAATCCCTGCACTTCAAAGAGCGGACAACAGAAACAGCAGGTTATAACCTTGTGGACAATTCGCCAATTTTGAATATCAACCTGCGACAAAACAGAAGCCAGTACCGAAATAGACAATACATTCGTGGCGGTCAAACGCCGACGGATAACCAAATTGTCAATGAATCGCCGACACCGAAGCCGGACGGTGTAGCGCGTACATTCGTTACACGCTATCCAATCGCGCAAGCGCCGACAATTACGGTTAACGGTTCGCCAGTGCCGAGTAATCAAATTGGTGTAAACGGAATCGATGGTCAGAGTGTACCGCTTCAATGGTATTGGAGTTATGGAAGTAACACGATTACACAGGACTTAAACCAAACGGTGCTAGGGACTTCGGATACGATTACAATTTCATATATTGGTTTGATTCCTTTGCTTGTCGTGGTCGAGGATGCCGCCGCGATTGCTAGTCGAGCGCTAATAGAAAACGTAAGCGGAGTATATGAAGCGCTTGAGACGTTGCCAAACTTGAATGACAAAAACCAAGCAATTAATATTGCGAACGGTCGACTGGCGAAATATACCAAGATATTTAATGAATTGACTTATCAAACATTTACTAACGGACTTAGTGCGGGACAGCTTCAAACCGTTACGTTGAGCAAATATAATATCACAGCAGGTGAGTTTTTGATTGATCGTTTGACGATCCGCGATCTGGACGACAACGGAACATTTGTCTATGACGTGCACGCGGTCGACGGTCAGCCATTAGGCGGATGGACAAACTTTTTCAAACAGCTAATAGATAGACCGAACAGCAACGTTATTGATTCGGATGAGAAGCTAATTGTTTTAAAGTCCATCAACGAGGCAGAAGACTGGACAGAGACACAAGCCTATACGGTTTTCGCTTGTCCTATAGTAGCGGATACACTCTATCCTGCTGATACAACATATCCATGTTAGGAGGTGGCAATATGAACGAGGGTACAGGGTGGCAAGGTCAATTCGATATCTTTATCAAGTCGCAAGAAGGCGATTGGGAGCATGAGCGCACGATAAAAAATACCGTTATGGATAGCGGATTGAACTTGCTTCGGGAAGCGTTGCGCGGTACGGTGACGGATGCCGAAATAAAGTATATAGCGGTAGGCACTTCATCGGCTTCGGTACTGACAACGAATACACAACTAGGTGCGGAAGTATTCCGTAAGGCAGTGTTTAGCAAGTCCATTGTTGGCACCGGAGCAGTGCAGACTATTGCAATTCTTGACGATGCCGAAGCGGTTGTAAATATTCAGGAAATTGGCGTGTTCGCCGGAAGTACAGCAAGCGTAACTGCTAACAGTGGTATAATGATTTCGAGAATCCTATACAGCCGCAACAAAACTAATTTAGAATCGGTTCAGATTCAACGCACTGACACAATTTCGAGGGGGTAAAATTTAATGCCACAATATAGTAAAACAACATGGGTGGATGGTTCAGCGCCAGCGATAAGCGCCGCAAACTTAAATAAATTGGAGCAAGGCGTTTTTGATTCGTTAAGACAAGACGGATCAACAACAATGAGTGCTCAACTTGTAACCATCGCCGGAACTGCCGCAACACCTGCCATAGCACCAACTGGCGACAGCAACACAGGAATATTTTTCCCTGCCGCAGACACCATTGCGTTTGGTGAGGGTGGAACGGAAGTAATGCGAATAAATTCAAGTGGAAATGTCGGGATCGGCACAGATTCACCTAGCGGAAAATTAGAAATTAATACTCAATCAAGTGGAATTAATTTAGCGTCGATTCATTCTCCAGATATTTCCCAAAGAGATATAGCACTTATAAATGGAACAAAAGCTACTGTTTTTAGTGGTTCAGTAACACCATCTGGCGGAGAAACAAATGGAATTTACAACATTTTAGGATGTTATGATGGAGTTGAAATATCTACAGATGCTTTTCATATTTTGGTGTCCAACACTTCTAATTCAAAACCATCTATTTTTGATCCATCAAGTTTTAAGAGTGTATTATATGCAAATGGCGCAGGAAATGTCGGAATCGGCACAGCTTTTCCAGTGGGTCGGTTGAGTATTCAAGGCGCGGCTGGAACAAGTGGTATAAATCAAGGAATCGGCTTGTTATACAGCAACGGTACGCAGTTTGGCGCGTTTGGCTTGAACGATTCATCCGGTTGGCCGCAATTGATGGCACGAGCAAGTGCTGGTTTAACCTTCCACGTCAACAGCGACTTAGCAACTACCGGAGAAGCAATGCGCATCACTTCTGCAGGAAAAGTTGGAATCGGAACAACTTCGCCCGTCACAACTCTCCAAATTGGTGCAGGTAATACTTCTGCAGATTCGTCGATTGTAAAAATCAACACAGCAAATGGTGATGTGCATGGTTTAAATATAAGTAACTTCACTGGTTCAACTGGAACATATGGGCCACGAATAAACTTCGATAATAGCGGACATGGCGAGTGGTCAATTGGAACTGGGAACAATGAAAATTCTTTTAAAATAACTTCAGCTGGAAATGAAAAATTAAGAATTGATTCTGCAGGAAATGTTGGGATTGGCACGCAGTCGCCACAAGCGCTTTTGCATATTGGGGGATCAGCATTAAATACAAATAACGCATATTTTACAAATGGTAACAGCGATGCTAGTTTTCGTTTAGGATTCGCAAATGGTTCAGGCTCCACTACAAATAGCGAACAAGGCGCGCTGGTATTTAGTTATAACGCAACTCGAAAAGGCGCGATCGGTTTTGAAAGAAGCTCATCAGACAGTTGTAACGCTGTAACATTTTTTGTTGGCGCAAACAGTGAAGCTATGCGCATTAATTCAGCAGGTTATTTGCTCATTGGTTACCTTTCATCCAACGGTGCCTATCCTTTACAGGTCAACGGTCAAATTTTCGCAACGTCTAGCACGATCGCAACTTCTGACGGAAGATACAAAAAAGATATCGTATCGCTCGACGGTGCATTGGATATCGTTGCGGCACTCAATCCGGTGCAATTTAACTGGAAAGAGCATCCGGTTCACAAATTCAACACAGAGGTTCCTACAATCGGATTTATTGCGCAGGAAGTCGCCGAAGTTCTGAAAGACAAGGCTTATCTGACTAGCGTGATTAAAAAATCCGAATGCACTTGGGAAACCGAGACAGGTGAAACGGTCGAACGTGAAGTGACACGCGATGTAAAAAAGCAGGTTGAACGTGAAGTGATTGAAGAAGTGGATGGTGAACAAATTGCACGAACCATCACAGAAACTGTTATCGAGCAAGTCACCGAGACAATCACCGAGGCAGTAAAAGAAACGCACACAGAGGAATTCTTCGGAATCGCTGAAAGCAATATGATTGCCATTTTGACGAAGGCGATCCAAGAATTAAATGCAAAAGTTGAAGCGTTAGAAGCGCAACTAGCGAAATGATTTGCGCGGCACTTGTCGCGGTTGGGTTGGCTTTTCTAGTTTGGTGGATTTTTTCGGAGGTGTAAAAAATGCCGCAGTATGTTAAAACAGTTTGGGTTAACGGTGGCGCGCCAGCGTTAGGCGCTACTAATATGAATAAAATCGAAGCTGGAATTTTTGATGCAATCCGGCAAGATGGAAGTACAACAATGTCTGCACAATTGGCAGTGATTCAAGGGAGTGCTACCACTCCCTCGATTGCTTTTTTCAGTGATACAAACACTGGAATTTATTTTGCCGCCGCCGACAAATTAGCAATAACAGAGGGTGGACGCGGATTAACGTTTGACGAATTTAAGATGTCATTGCAAATGGGAGCGATGCTTTAATGGCAAGATATGCAAAACGATTAGCGCAGACCGCATTGAGCGCAACAGCCGCCGCAGTTTATACTGCACCTGCATCCACGACTGCACAGATCACAGAAGTGTATTTTGCGAATACAGGTACAGCAAGCCGGACGCTGACTTTATACGTT